ACGCCTGATGGTTTGGAAAAAAACATCCGAAATATGTTGTGCTTGTGATACTGTCATACCGTAAGCGTTTAAAACCGATGTGAAAATATCAACGGAAGTTGAAACATCTGCTAATCCAGCAATTGATGCTTTTGTAGCAGTTGTAAGTAATCTAATTGCATCCTTTGAATCAAATGCAGCAGAAAGAATATCATAAAGACCCTTTGCCATATCAGTAGCAGATTTACCAAAACGAACAGATAATGATTCAACACCTGCCGTCATAGCAGGCATAGCACCAGTTGTAATGTCACCTATAATCGTTGAAACCTCTGCCATTTTCTTTTCAAAGTCACGAAATTCAGTTATGGATTTCTTAACCCACTCTAACATTTTTTGTTGGGCACCCATAACCTGACCGAGTACCATCTGGTATCCAACGAAACGCAAAGCAAGTCCACCCATACCTTGACCTAATCTACTATGTGCTTTAGTTTGTGCATCAGTTGCCTTCGCATTACGGTATGTAATCCGTTCACTCTTCCTTGCAAACTTGTCTTTACTACCGATTGCTCTAGTTAAGCGTGTAGTTGTACGTTCAACCTTATTCAAAGAAGCATTAAATCTATCATGGTATCTCGTAAGAGTTTGAACATTCGTTTTATAATTATAGTTAATATTTTGGGTGATGTCGGTCATTATTTTTTACCTTGTTTCCTTTTACGGAGTGATTCTTTTTCTTTACGTGCATCAATCATACCCTGTTGTGTTTTACTCAACTTGGTAGTTGTTTTTCTTCCACTAGATGCTTGCTTCTGATTATTGCTATATTGTGTTAAATCTATAAAATCCCAATAGGATAAATCATCAATAGCTTCCATCGAATGACCACAGAGAAAAAACTCACTTCTCCATCCTATCAAAATATCTAATTTTTCACTTGGGAATAATTCTAACCTGTTGGTTTTTGGCTCTTCGCCTTCCGAAAATCCTTTTTCTTTTCGGGTGCAATAATACCACGTTTTCCTTGTAAATACACCGCAGCAAAGAGTGCAAGTTTATCTTCTGGATGCATACCTTTTAGGTCATCTTCGGTTACACTTTCATCAACTTCATGTAATCCTTTTAAGATTATAAGATGACGGTACTTTACATCCAGTTCTTTTTCTTTTCCCTTGTACGCATCTTCAAGTTTAGCAGTTTCTTTAAGGATTTCTTCCTGGCATCGAACAGTCCAATTACTAAGTGTGAATGGTTTGCCACCGTTCACAAATGGTAATGAATATTTCGTTTTTCCTTTCATATATTTCACCTATTATTTTTTAAGTAATGTATTTCATAATGACAATTTTTACATAGCAATATGCATTTATTTAATTCATTTACTATATCTTCAGTTTTTCGTCTTATGGTTAAAGATGAAGTTGGAAAGTGTTTATCTTCTGGATTGACATGATGAAAATCTAATGAACTGTTGCATTTGTTATAACCACAGATTGAACATCCGTTAATCTTTAAATTATCCAACATTTTACAATTATTTATATATCTATTTTTTTCTCGTTGCTTAATTTTTTCTTTATTTGTATTTCTATAGATTCGTGTTTTTTCTAATATCTCAATTTTATTTTTTGCATATCTTTTTTTAGCTAAAACACTCAATCTATTTTTATTTCGTTTATAATAATTCTTTTCATATTCCGTTGACATAGTGGACATGTCGGAACTCGAATCCGAAGTCGCCTACTTGCAAAGCAGGTATGTTACCATTACACCACAAGCCCATTTAAAAAATAAAAAGAGGGATGAACCTCTTTACAGTGTTGACGAACTTACAACATTTGAACATTCACTAACGCTTGACGTATGCGATGAGAACGGTCCAGAAGTTGACATCAAATCACCAGATATGTTGACCTCAAACTCACCAGATTTCCACTTACAACCTGGAATTGTTAATCTCGGATGAGCAACACCAGTAGCACCTAAGTCGATTACAACATTAAACTCTTTTTGTGTCATAATCTCACCCCAATGCTTTCCACCACCTTCGTCTAGTGAAATATCTATCGTTCCGTCAATATCTCTCGCACCTTCAATACAGTATTGTTTGACCAACGAATCATGGTCCCACTTGTCGATAAGATTGTGTTCAAATGTGATGTCTATAGAATCCACAATGTATGCAAAGTCAGCATCGTTTTTAGTAATACCACCTGCAATATTGAATGCCTGATAAGCACCTGCTAATGCTGTAGGTGCTACACCCACTGGTGATGTTGCAGTTGTTGCACTTTTAACTGAAAAGTCAATAGTTATAACATACTCAGTATTGAAACTTGCTGCAACTCTCACAGTTTTTGCTTTACAACCTACCATCTCAAAGAATGTTCTATCTGTCGCTGTTTCCACATTCCAGTTTGTACCAAGTTCAAAGTACAGTGATTGTAGTTTACCGTACACATCCCTATCTACAACATCATCAATGAGTGTATCATCAGATTGTGGTATATACTCAAGATGAAATACAGGGTCAGTACATTGTTCAAGTAACGAACACGCACAAGGCGAATCTATGCCTCTTAATTTTTTATGTTTATCGTTGATACCAGGTCTTGCAACTAAAACTTTACATGATACTGGAAGTGTTGCACCGCTTGCACCACCACCATAAGTTGATTCAACCCAATACCAAAGTGAGCCTCTAAATGGCAAGCCAAGCTCTGCCATGCTAATACCTCACATTGTTTAATTTATTCATTTTATTTGTCATGTCTATCCTATTCTCCTTTTGTTTTTATTCTCTTTTATTCTCATTTTTTTTCTTTAACATGCATCTTAATGTTCCGCAGTAATTTCCATTATCCAATGTAGGATTGTTTCTTCGCATGTACTCTCGTAAACCATGCGACCTTCTTGCCATACATTGTAAAAGAAAATGCCAGCAGTAGTTCCTTGATTTGCACGTACCAAATTAACAAGTGCATCGGCAACTTTTTTTCCAAATGATGTAATATCAATATTGTCCATATTGTTAAACGAAACGTCAATGCTTATCAGTGCTTTATATTTCCTAACAGTTGCACCGATGTTATGTGGTTCTGCTGCAATAGACAGCAAATCCAACTTTATATATGGTAACGATGGACATTCAACTGCAACCTCTTCGCCAAGAAACATTGGCACATATAGAGTATTGCCATCATCATCTGTAATTGATATACACAACTCAGTTTCACTATCTACGACATGATTTGTGCCAACTTTTGTACGAATGTTCTTACGTGGGTCAATACCATCGAATACAGAAAAAGCCATTATCTCCCACTTCCAATGTTAGGTTTGGATATTGATTCAATTTGTGTGATAAATCTATCCCAAAGTATTCGAGTAAATGAGACTCTGCCCTGTTCATCACAACCTGATACTTTTTTAGATGTCAGATTTGTAATAAACGCAACCTCATAACTTGCAAGAAGTACAACTGCTTTTTTGAACAACTGTGAATCATATGACTCCCAAGTAGAACGATAGTTTATAAATATTCCTTGATTGTCAACAGGTATCGCAGTTACACAATCAGATTGAAATACTTTGATATGTCCACATGTAGCACTAACTACCTCAACTGCTACATTAGAACACACGCCATCGCCATCTACCCATATTCCACATATGTCGTTATGGCATTCATCTGCTGCATCATCACACTCACAACCACGAACATTGCCATCCATTTGAATATCCATTATTGGTGTATATTTTAGCTGGTATCCATCTGAACATATAGGTGATGAACTACCGCAGCATGCACATTCTGCATTTGAACTGCACTGACATACGCCATCTACACAGATACATAACCGTTCATGGAAATGAAATTCACTAACACGATGCACAACTTCCTTAAACGCATTCCAAGAAATAAGCGAAAGGTCGTCATCTGATATTTTCTTTTTACCTTGTTGTGAATATGTACGAACTTCATCTACTATATTCCAAGGCAGTACAAAGAACTTCTCGACATCAATATTTGTAGCAGATGAATATTCTGATTTTATAGATGTAGAATATTCACCATAACTCGCACTATCTAGCAGTTGATAATTATACACATAAGTACCAGCAGCATTGGATGTCATACTTTGCCCATCCAGCAATACTGTACCGCATGGTGATGTTATTGTTAACTTAACAGTATCGGGATAGTATAACGTGCCATCATCGTCTTTAAATGTGGCAGTACCTATATATGTTTCTTCCCTTTGATAAATTGTCATATTATTCACTAACCGAATCCCAAAAATCATCTTGGTTCTTTTGATATTTAAATATGCACAACGCACATCTGAATACGCTATAGAACTTTTTAAGTTCATCGTATGATTTTTCTTCAATCTTCATTTTTCCGTCACGTATTTGCAGTACAACAGCACCATCCAATTTGATACCTGTCATAAGTTCAAACGTGAATACATAAGCTGCAAGTTGTATAAAGAAATCTGGATATATCGTCTTGCTTGTTTTCCAATCGAATACAACATGTGCATGTTTACCTAGTTTTGGTAAGTCAGCATATCCAATGAAATCTGTAGTACCTGCAATACCTAGAACATCATTCCATAGCTTTTGCTCAAGTGCTTCCGCTTTTATATCATATTTTTCTTTTGCTTTGAAAAATAAATCCAGCGAATCTTGTGTTTCAGTATCATAATTAGATGCGTTAACCTTATGCCCTTTTAATGATACTTCAATTAGCTTGTGAAAGTTTGTTCCAAATGTTGCACGTGCTTTCATTATCTGATTTGCTTTTGCAGCACCAACAGATGCTCGCCAGTAGTTTAATCCAGGTTGATTTATTGCACCCTTAACTCTTGTAACTCTGAAATACTTTTTCCCGTCAATAATATACGAATCACTATCGACAAGAAATTCCAGAGGAACATCTATTGACCAATCTTTTTTTAACATAAGCCGACACTCTGCATCGAACAGAGGACATATCCTTACAAGGGATGCATTTTACCAATCTAAACTATATCGGCATTAAAGAATAAAAGTGGTAGGATATACCTACCTGTTTCATGCTTATGGGTTTACAACGTGACCGATAGCACCTGTATCCAATGCTGAAATAGCAACGTAAGTTCTCATAACTAACTTAGTTGAATCACATTCAATGGGGTCTTTGTCAGTTAACAAGTGTGGTCTTTTACCATATGCTTCTCCAACTGCACGCTTTGGGTCAAGCAATACAACTATGGGTGCATCGTCAGTATTGGTACAAGCCGTAGCACCACAGTATTCGATAACCTTAATTTCGCCTATTTTAGCGAGCTTGTTACCTTCCATGCTAATGTTATTTACCCAAGGTGGGGGGTTAACTCCTTCTTTGTATTTCATATACAAAGCAACTCTTGGATGCATAATAGCATAGAATCCATCTTTACCATATCCAGCAGCACGCATTCTAGCTTCCAACTGAATTATCTCTTTGTAAAGATTTGCACCATATCTGCAACATGTAGTTGTTGGTTCAGCAGGGTCACAAGTAAATGATGTGTCAGATGTTTCAGTATATCCAGGCGTAGCACCACTAATTGCTGTCCAAATTAATGCATCTAATCCAGTAATGTATGCTTGGCTCATTGACTCTATAATCGCAGATTTCAATGAATCTCCAACATCAAATATGTCAAGTTCACATATGACTTTATAAACATCATATCTTGCAAGTGTTAACGTGTGTGTAGCAAATACGTTTGATGCACAGCTTGAACATTCACAGGAACCTAACGCACTACCGATTGAACTAGCGTTGATTGTTTTAATTTGAACTGATAAACCGTTACCAGCGTTGATGTCACATCCTCGCATTGTAATCACACCAGCTAGTTGTCTACCACAGTTTACAGCTTGCCAAATCAAATCACAGTAAACATCAGCAGGCGACCATGCACTAACATCATCGCTACAACCAGTATCGGCATCAGTAAATGCGAATCCCATATCATCAGTTACAAGTGCAACATCTTTGTATGCACTATAGTTAACGCCTTTTGCTTTGAGCCACTTGTCATGGAACACTGCCCAATCGCCTTTTGGTTTATCTTGTGATGTTTGACCACCATCAGGGTCAACGCCAGTTGCATCTGGTGTTTGTATGTTTAATTTTTCAGCGAACTCAGCAAAGAGTTGTTCTTTCTCTACGATTTTGTTAGCTTCCATTTGGTCAGCATCTACTTTTGCTTTCGCATCAGCATCGGCTTTTTCTTTTGCCTCATTGCTTGTCTTTAAAAAAGCAACTTTTTTTAAGAGTTCGGCTTTATACTCTGCCTCAATCTCTTCTAGGGTTTTTTCCCCTTCATCTGTCATGTCTATCCTATTCTCCTTTTAAAGATTTTATCCTATTCTTGTAGAATTTAATTTGTTCGTTTTTCTCCTTAATCAATTTGTCGACTTCTTCGACAGTTTTACCGTTTTCTTTTGTTTCATCGGTTGCTTCATGTGTATCGGTATCGGTTGTTTTGCAACTATTGCCGATACCACAACCGTCTTTATCATTACACGCACCCTGTGTGACAGTTGCAACCATAAATGGTTGTATGTCTACCATACATGGAACGAAATCACCTGCTTTATAGCCAGCTTTTCCATATCCACATCCTTTTGGTAACTCCCTAGCTTCAACATACTCTATTTTAGCGTACACCACCATACTAACATTTGGCATTCTACCTATTTTTTCTGATATTTCTATGTAGTTTTTCCAATCATTATATTTTGGTGCTTGTTCTCTGATATGAACCGATGCTCGTACCTCATCAGTAGCATCATTGTACGAAAGGTCATCTTGCCATCCTACAATATACGCAATATCTGGTGGCACGACTTGCAGGAAACTTATCATATAGCCACTACCCATATGATTCAAGTCATGTAGTGTGTTGTTGAATCCTTTGTGTGCCATTCTCATTTCTTTAGATGAAAGGTATACGCCCTTCATAAACATATTGCCCTTGGCAATAACCATGTTGAATCCTTCTTTGCTGGTTGCCTTTTCAACGAACTCTGTGTAATCAGAATCGGGGGATTCTCCATACCCATCAGAGCCGTCAAATTCAAATTTGTAGTACGCCTCTGCATCAAATTTAAATTCTTTATACGTTTCTTTTTCATCTTTATCATCCATAAGCATCACTTTTTCATTTTTTCTTTAAATCTAAACTTTGTTTTGTTGGAACCATACGCCTTTCAACTATTGAATGACCGTATGGTGGAATAACACCCCTTGCTTTTTGTTCAGCAGTTAGTTTTTTACTTCTAACCCATACGTTAACATACCAATCGTAAGGTTTTATGACATGTTGCGATATGGCATCTCGCATCTCCTGTCTTGATATTTTATCCAATATCCAAAAGAACGGGTCACGATATGCAGTATCCAAGTACAGTATATACAGCAAAAACTCGAATAGAGGAAAGGTTCTATTGTACTCTTTTTCGTCAAAACCATCCTTCATCGCATCTGATGTGATGCCATGTATAAACGATATTGATTCATTGCTACAATTAAACAGTAAGTCATGTGCCATATTCAACGCATGTATCCTTTCTTTAAATATTTTATCTGATGTTTTAAGTAGTATCTTGAGCATTGCTTTTTCTAATGGATTGAAACTTTTGTGCTTCTCTATATTGACATCATAACCGTATAGTTGTGTTAATATTTTAGATAGCACGCTAGCATACTTTTCATTCCTACAGCATACGGCTAAACCCACACTCATTGTGGCTTTTATCATTTTTTTCTGCCAAGGGTTAGTTATCTGGTCGGCAGCATAATATATCACAGTAATCAGTTTGCCTACCTCTATATTGGGATGAGAAAGTAAGTAGTCATAACACGATGCTGAATCCAAGCCAGCGATACGCAACGGTATTGACTTGGTTAAACATCGCATTATGCTTTTTTCACGTTCAAGATTACTAATATCCATTGTATCTACTTTTTAGTTGTTTTAGTTGGATTGCATGATTTATATTTACATGCATTTTCGTGTTTTTTATCTGGTGCTGTTAACTTTGTTTTGCCAGCAGTGACTAGTGCCTCTGCCTCTTTGATATTCTTTTCAGCTTTTTCATCTATCTTTGATTTGATTGATTTAATGTAATCTTTATCTTCCGATGTCAGCTTGTCAATTTCTTTTTCAAATAGGAATTGTTCAGTTTCACCAGATTTAATAGCACTCCTATCACCACGTATTTTAGATAGGTCTTTTTTCGGTGCATGAACTAACAGTTGGTCAATCATGGTTCTCAGATTAATCAAACTGTCAACATACTCATCATATCGTTGTGAAAGTTGTTTCCTTGAAATTTTATTTGCTTCTACCAGTAATCCAACTTCATCTTTAATTTTTGTTGCAACATCTTTCATATTTTCCAATGGAAGATATAAATTAGATGTTATTTTTTGCATCGCTGGACCTTTGATTTTACCAGTTAACATCTGTTTGGCGACATCGCCACCTTTATCAATACTCATATCTGTATCAATGCACTGCTTCAATAAGCTGGCAACATTATTGCTTAACGTCACCATTTCTTTGATTCTATTAACGTCAGAGTTGTTCACTGTTCGTACTGGATAGTTTTTAAGTAGTGTTTCTTTTGTCACAAGTGGCTTTGGTGTTGGCTTTGGTTTTGTAGTTTTGACAGGTGCTACATTGGCACGCTGTCTATTCCCCTTCGCCATACTGAACTACCTCTCGTTAAGATACTTAGTCAGGTGTTTCACTTGTTCTTCGTTGAAAGCAATCTTCTGGTCGCCATCAACGACATACATTATGCCTTTGTCCCAATCTTCTTTGATTGATGGGCAGCACTTAGCACCACCACACATACGTATTACTTCACTCATTTTATATTACCTCTTTAATCAAAAGCCAAGGATTTGAACCTTGAGTAAAACCTTTACTTTTGGAATCCTACAAATACTCTTCGTATGTACTCTGGAAACTCGTTATTCATAACGAACACAGCAGGTCGCATAAACGGTCTAAATGCTGATTTTCCAGATGTGCTAATTACAGGTTTTGGGTTTTCTGGTGTTCCAGCAGGCATGTACTTAGTGCCATACTCCTGATAAATTGCCCAAGGAACATCAACGATTATTTTAAACCTGTTTTTACCTACCTTTTCATATCTTATTGAGTGCATCATTTCGCCAGATGCTACAGCAGCATATTGTCGCATAAGTGAAACAGTATCACGTACTATATCCTCATGCATTTTGTTTAGTTCTGCATCACTGGATACCTTGCGATTAAAGTTAATCGCCTGTCTTAATCCTGTAACCATCAGTGGCATTACTTTTCTTCCTTACCGAATAAATCATCTTGCTCTTCGATAACCTTGTCGCCTATTGCACGGTCTAATCTTGCCTGTTCCTGTTGTTTCCGCTTGTCAATCATTTCTTGCCTGAGTTGAAAAACATCGGATGATGCTTTCTTTGGTTTTTTCTCTGAATCCTTTATTGGTTTTCTAACAATAGGGTTTTCTTTGTCCTTTTTCTCATTTATGACAGGTGCAACCACTTTCGGTGCTTTAATTTTTTTACTTGGGTCAAGATAAATGACACCCTTGTTCATCATTTGCCTTGCTTCCTCTTGGCTAATGATTGGTGGATTTGTACCCATAAGTATCATAATAGTTGCAGCACGCTTACCGAGCAACTCTGATTCTGCAAGTTCCCCAACATAAATATCATTCCACACTGGATTATACTTAAATTCCTTTTGTTTTCCGCTTGAATTTTTATATCCAGCGAACACTTCGGTATACATCTGTTTAACTTGTGGACTATCGAGTAATTCCTGTTTATCCTTAACATCACGATAATAGTCACTGTACCCTGTTTCAGCACCAGTGACCTTCCCTATTTGAACGCCTAATAATACCTGTGTCGGCATTACAAATACAGAAGCAATCGCAAGTATGAGATAGTTATAGAACTCCTTTGGGTCAATCGCTGTTGGATTGTGGATTTTTAACTTCCATTTATCGCTGTTTGCATAAAAGTTGGGATGTGTTGCCATCTGTTTCAATACTTCTTTTCTTTCATTTGGTTGCATACCCTCTTTTGTTATTTCATGCACACCATGACTAAACCACTTAAGAATCTCACCAGTTGCAATATCTATATCTTTCTCCGATGATATAATATTACGCAACATGTCAACTTTTGAAATACCAAGTTTTGAAAATGGCAGTTGGTCATCTTTGAAGTGCATAACACGACTAGGATGAATATACATTTCAACGCCAGTTTTTTTATTCTGATAGAAGAAATGCTGAATACCTTTATCTTTAAACTGTTTGCCTTTTCTAGCATTTTTCTCACTTAGGTATTTGACCTCTGATAAATTCTCAGGGTCCATTAACTCCAAATTTCTAAGTGCAGCACCTTTTGGTGGTGGCAACTCAAAATCAATCACTTCTTTCTTACCGACTTTTTTTGTTACATCACCAGCGTATTTTTTAAGAATGAAACCGTCACCGTATATGTCAGCACATATGCTGGCTATAACGAACTTAAACTTCGGGTCGGCTCTATTATCAAATAATCTAATTATTGTCGCATCCGCTTTTGATGGGGGTTCACGTGTATTTATATTCTCAAATTCAAACCATGAACGAAATCTATCGAGATTTTTCTTTTTTGTAGCTTTCATAAAGAACGGTGCGACTAACGCAAGTTCACGCCTAAACTCTGGCGACATTTTCATGTCAGATGACCACTTGTTTCCAAAATCGTAATCATCAGCTTTGAATGCCTTTTCATCAGCTTTTGATGTACTAGCTGATGTTGATTTACGAACATATGCATTAAGGAACGCATCATATTTATCTAACAGAGTTGCCATATATTCACCTTCTTTTCCACCATCCAAAGCCAAAACCAACATCATCGACATATGGTGAATAATCAGTTACACCATATCGCAAGGCATCGGGTGCGTGGTCATCTTGTTTAATCACGATTTCCGTACCTGGCTTATATCTGTAACCTTGAAGTTCTAGTATTAACCTGTAACATGAACTGTCTATGTATATATCATTACCTACGAATATTGACTTCAACTTGGCGATACCATTTTCAACGTCATTGTACCCACCAGTAACAGGCACACCCCTATCTTGAATCTGTTGTATTAAATCAGATGCAGCAGGGTCAACATACACATTCTTAAACTTGTAATCTTTGTGTAGTTCTGCTACTTGTTCAGATAGCGTTGAAGTTGTTACCATTGTCTTATAATCTTCTCGTTTAACTACAAGTTTGTTACTTTCGGTAATCCCCATCACCAAGACACAATGGGGTGTGTTTAATCCCCAATCAATACCGCATATATGGTATTTAACTGGTAAATCTTTGAAATTGCCAACATGCCTGGTCGGATTGAACTCCTTGTAGACCTGACCCTCAAACATTCCCCAAATACCACTGAGGTATCTACGTTTCCAATCTTCATCCCATGTGGATTCTATTCTACCGATATACCGTTCATAGTGTGGCAATAATTTATTATCATATGTTGTTGTAGATACAAAGTGAAAGTCACTCTGTCTTGTATCTTCATGTATGAAATACTTATGAATCCAATGCAATTCGCTGCCAGGATTCGTTGTTAATAGTATAAATGGATTCTTCAAGTTTTTAGTACCTGATAATCTACCAAACAACTGACGAAACACATTCTCAGCAATATCAACAGGTTCATCCAATCCAACGAAATCAAGCGTATACCCTGCCAGCTTTCTTTCTTCATCACAAGAACGGAACTGAATGATTGAGCCGTTGTACGCTTCCCATTCCATATTACCAGCAGTTGTAATTACTCTTTTTGTCAGATTCAGATTTATGCCATTTTTGTTGAGTTTGTCTTGGTATTTGTCTAATTCCTCTCTAAATAGAGAAAACACAACCGATTTCAGTTGCGTATGCGTTTGTGAACCCAATACCCCTTTAACACCAGGGTTTTCTAAACATATCTTAATGACAGCGTGAACAAGCAATAAAGTTTTACCAGCACGAAACGCACCAGAATACAATACCCCTGCATTGTTATATATTGCACCCATTACTTCAATTTGTGGGGGTAAAAATAATCGTGGCGAATGAATTTCGATAACTTTATCAATTTGCATAGCTAACACTAAATAAAAATATAATTATTTATTGTTAGTTATTAATATGTTGCTCATAGTATATAAAGGTTTCGGTTCAAGTTTTGAAACGATGCATTTATATACCACGAACAACAAAGTAGTAACTGTTGATTCAATGGATTATACTAAAAATATGAATAAGATACCATATGAAGAGTATGGTGATATGATTTACTCTGGTGAGTTAACTGTACTTAGAGTTAACTACGAAAATGGATATACTATTGTATCAGATTCAGAAGGACAGCTTTGGAAGGTGACATGCAATATGACAGATTATAGTGCAAATATCCGTATTGGTGGTGCATTTGCAGTATTAACAAAGGTGAATGAATGATATTGACATTCCCCAACGCAAAGTTTTTCGTTGTCGTGGCACTGGATGCTAACGAAGTAATAATGACACTACATCGATTAATGCATAGGATGTCTTTATATAAAACAATCGTAGTTACTATTGAACGATTTGATGAAATGGGAAAATGGACAAATAAATATACACTAATTTTACTGACATCCAGAAAACACTTAACATCAAAAGAGATTTCTACACTATTTAGCGATTTAAAAAAGAAAAAAAAAGGTGGTTCATATGTCACGGGGTAGAAAAGGTAACGAAAAAACCATAAAGAAGTTTTTAGCCAAAGCACTAAAAAATAAGAACTTTGATGTTTACAATTCGGCAGGTAAACCTAGTCCTAGTAAGCTACTGGCTTTATTACAAAACCAAACTGGCATAAAAATAACAAGGCAAACAATGTCAAAGTATCTTTCAGATGATTTAGAGCCATACCTTGCAGATGTTGATTTTTCACAGAATAATAAGATAAAAGAGATAACAGAAGCTATGGGAGTAGCAAAGGAGTTATACAATAGTGAAGAAACTAGACCAGGAGATAAAACCAAAGCACTTAACTCATGGAAAGCGTTAAATCAGCAGCTAATTGATTATGAAAAACATCTACGTGAACTAGAAATGAGAAAGATGGAAGCGAAAAAGCCAAACTATCTGATACAGATACGAGCAGCTTCCGCAGAGTACAAGTGTCTTGAATGTGGCTTTACATGTTATATTGAATATGATGATGGAAAAAAATGTTGGGTTAAAGTTGGAGATAATGAAGATGACGAAACTGAAAGCATTGAAAAAGAAAGCGAATGATGTTATACAATGGATACATTGGTTCATGCCAGTGAGTAGACGAACATTTTATCGTCAAAATGCAGCAATGGTCGTTGTATTGGAATCACATAAAGAATTTCAGATGATAAATAGACAGGATATAATGATGCTGGCAAAACAAATGGTGGCAAAACAAGCAGCAAAGGAACAACAAACAACCACTGAGCCAGCAAAGAAAAAAGATATGATGTACGGGTAGTTCTATGACAAACAAAAGAGTGGGGAATAGGGAAGCTGTGAACAAATATAGAAAAACGGAAAAGGGCAAAAAAACACGTAGACTTTCAGAAATACGATACGACCATTCAGAGAAGGGTAGAATACGTGATAATAGAACACAAGCAAAGAGAAATCGTAATTTTGGATGGATTCAAATGTTCGATAATCCATTTGATAACTCCGAAATTGTTCATTGGCATCATATTACAGATGCATATGTGGTAGCATTGCCACGTGATTTGCATTTACAGTATTTGGGTAAATTCCACAGGGAGAAAACTATGGAGATAGTTAAACAGATTTATTTGGATGGTGAATAATATGAAATGGAAAGATACCACAGACGGGAGAATGTCGATATACTATTTAGCAACATATCTCGCAGATGATATGAAAGAAGAATCATATATCAGCAATAAAGATGCGAAAGTTAGTGATGCAGATAAAATAATAGAATTTCTAAGAGTATTAATAATAACAGAGTGGGTGAACTAATGGAAATAAACATGAAAACAATAAATATAAAGAGCAAAGCCGATTGGGTTCACATCATACCAATAGGTGATATACACATGGGTAATATTGGTTGTGACATACCAAAACTTAGGAAATTGGTAGATTGGATAAAAGATAAAGATAATGTATACTGGATTGGCATGGGTGACTTTTTCGATTGTATCAACTATACGGATAAACGATTTGACCCACATACCGTAGCACCAAAATTCAGAGGACATCTTGATAATTTAATACCAATGCAAATGGCAGAGGTTGCAAAGATACTCACACCAATCAAAGAAAAGTGCTTGGGATTACACGAAGGAAACCACGAAAGAAAAATAAGACTACATTATCATTATGACCCAATATATGAAATATGGAAGTCATTTAACATACCTAATATACCTATACTTAAAGATGCAGCAATAACACGATTACGTTTCACGTATAAAAATCATCATTCAAACACATACGACATATTCAGCATACATGGCAATGTCGGTGGAAGAAAAGGTGGTGCAAAAATAAACAGATTAGAAGATATGTGTGCAAACTTTACTGCTGATATATACCTAATGGCACACTCCCATATCAAACTGACAGAAGCAAAAACACAACTGTACGTTAATAAGAATTTAAAGTTAAGTCGTAAAACACGCATACTCGCAGTAACAGGTTGTTTCTTAAACGGTTACATTGAAGGTTCAGGTGGCTATTGTGAACAATGGATGCTATCACCAACTAAAACTGGTGCTGTAAAAATATCAATAAAACCTTATCATGGCAACATTCACGTATCCGAGTAGGTCCGCATGGTAAAAACAATGAAAGCAATACTAGCAAAAGAAAAAGACAGACTTGATATACTGCAAGATGAAAACCTACTATACAACATAATAAAAGAAGTAAAAAGAAAAGTTGCAGGTAACGAAGATGTCATGCTTGCTTTAATTGTAAAGATTTGCCTCAGATTGGTAAACAACGCAAATCCAACAAGTAGCAACGTACTCATATCTGATGATTCAGGAAGTGGGAAAGATTGGATTACGATGTGCGTTTGTGACACACTAATAGGTAAAAAATCAAAAGAATACGAACATGTAACAGATATAAGTGATAAATTGCTAAACTACTGGACCATACCAAAAAAAGATGGTGGGACATTCAATGGAATGGTACTACACCTAGAGGACCCATCAATGGATAGAATAACAAGTCAAGCGTTCAAAGTCAGAGCAAGTGGTCAAAACGCAGTAAAGTTCGTAGATAGAGGAAAAGCGAAACATATACACATTGAAGGTAAACCAGTAATGATAATTACTTCGCTGTTGGCGACCATAGATGAAGAGGGTGCAAGACGATGGGATTCTCTTAGAATGGATAAAACAAAAGCCGTTACAAAGCTGATGAAGAAGATGTATGCGAACATCGCAGCAGGTTTAGACCAAACTGAACCAAATGAGCAACTCAAAACTGCACTGTCAAACAACCTAATAAAAAGAACAGTAATCATACCATACGCACCAGCATTAATTGCAACACTGCCAGATACAATAATAATGAGAACACAACAGCAGAAGCTACTCGACTACATTAAAGCATCAGCAGTTTTACATCAATTTCAAAGACATCGAACAAAAGAAGGACATATCATTGCAAATCTTGACGATTATGATTATGCTCGCTTCTGCTTTTTAATATTAGGTGATGGTTACGGTGTTGTGTTAAGCAAAGCAGAAGAGGAAGTTATAAAAGTATTAACTGAGCATGGTTCAATGATGCCTGTTCGAGATATAGCTGCAAGATGTAGCAGAGGGCGAGATTGGTTGTATGAACATCTCCCACAACTAAAAGAAAAAGGATTATTAAAAGAATCATCACCGATGGATGAACTAGCAAATAAACCAGTTCAGTATTACGGCATACATCCGTCATATGACATAGCTACAAGTGTGACAATACCTACAATTGAGGTTGTCGGCAAACAAATTGAGGTATTCTGGTGCAAAACCGATGACCAAACAACAGAAGTGATTGACCGAAAGACTTATATAGGAAGAGTTGGTCATCGGCAATTTCAGAAGTGCCTAATAGAGATAGATAAAGACCGCATGAAAGACGGATTACCTATGATTATGTCACATCCCGAAAATAGCGGACAACCACCAGAACCTTTATATACTACTACTTCTACTAACGGGAGTAAAGAGGTAGTCGATAAGTCACCCGACAACCACCAGATGACCACAGACGACCAAAGCACTTTTGACCTATTCCAACAGATACAAAACATGCGAAAATACCTATCCGACAACCAAAAAGCAGGGTTCAAGATTGATATGGCATTTCTTGAGTACAAGTTCAGTAAACACTTCATTCAACACTGTATAACGAATAAAATACTACAAAAGAAAGGTGATGATGAATGGGAAATACGATAATTATGCTATATACAATGAAAAACTGTCCATTGTGTGATAAAGCAAAAGAGTTACTTGAATTATGGGGTTATAACTATTATGCACTTGATATTGAACCATACATAAAACGTAAGTATCCTTATGTTGTTATTGGTAATAACACATATGAGTATACTGAACTTGTAGATATGATTGCAAAGGGGAAGATATAAATGAAATATTGGATACAATGGAAACTAAAATTTGGGTTTAATGATGATGGAAAACCTAGAATATGGTATAACCACTTAGATTTCAGAACTAAGAAAGAAGCAAAAGATTATCTTTGGACACATGAGGGTGGTTATTATCCAGAAGGCATTTATAGATATAGGATTATAAAGGTGAAAAAATGATGATGTTTGATGTAAGCCATATCTTTGACATTGAATATGAAAAAGGATTTTACTGTGGCATTGGATGTTGTGCTGATGGTATATTGTTATATGTACATGATTATCATATGTGGATAATGAACGAAGAGGGTGAAAGCAGTGTATGATGAAGTAGAGTATTCATGTGATAAGCTGATACGTGAACGCCAAGAAGAGAAAAGATGCAGAAGAAAACCATATGCAGAAGTATATCCATCAGATAGACATACTTGGTCATATCTTTGCAGATGGCATTATTATATAGATGTTTTAAAAGGTATAATATTCAGAAAACCAAATGGTTATTATATTCTTGATGAAAATGATGAGGAAGATAGATATGGTTTATACAATAAAAAACAATAAGCATCATTTCTTTAGTTTACTATATTGTGTTGATGCACTATTCAAAAAGTACGATATAGAATATTGGCTTGATTGCGGTTCATTACTAGGTGCAATAAGAGAAGGTACATATATAGATTGGGATGATGACATGGATATATCAATTCACTTTAAAGATGTGCAGAGAGTACGTGACCTAAAAGACGAGTTTAAACTATATGGTATAACTCTTGTTGGTTTTGTATCGTTGGGAGTTAAATACATGAATGCATCAATGTGTATCTTTCCGCAACATACCGTTGAAAGAAACAGCAGAAGCTATCTGGTTCAGTATCGTTATCCTCTTTATCATTGGGTAAATCATTTCTTGCCAAAGTTAAGTTCAATGTTAGAGAAATCAAAACTTTACTGGTATATATGCTCAAAGGTGAAACTGTTGGAAACAATACGGTCCCCACTCAATTATCTAGGAAACTTTGCGTATGTTGATTTTTGTCGTACAGTTTGTCCAATTCCAGAGTATCCAGATAAATATTTATCGTATATGTTCGGTAATTGGCGAGTTCCTCATTATTTTATGAAACATAAAGATGTAGATAATATGTACAATAGGAAGTGGAAAAAATGAGTTGCAGATGCCAAAAATGTGGAAATCAATATAAACTGGACATTTATATACCTAATGATATTTGGAAACGCATTTCACCAAAAAAGGATTCAAGTGGGTTGTTATGTGGTAAGTGCATATTTGAAGAACTAGAAAAAATATTTGGGTATGCTGCATTTAAATTGATAAACTTCAAGTCGCTAAAACTTTATTAAATAATAAAAAAGGTGAAAAAATGAGAACAAGTAAATATGAAATAATATTGATGATGCGTAAGTATCTCAATTGTGAAGCTGGCAGTATGCGAGATAAAGAAATTAACGAATTTGTATGGAAATGGAAGTGGGTAAATGAAAAGTGAAGATTTGTATAGAAAGGCAATAGAAACATGGGGTGTGCAATTACAGTTGATTATGGTATTTGAAGAGTGTTCCGAACTGATTAAAGAGATATGCAAATGGGAACGTATGAAAGATAACAGTAATGTTGATAATATATTAGAAGAAATTGCAGATGTTGAAATAATGCTGGAACAACTGAAATATATGTTTGACTATTATCAATCCGATAAAAACCAACTATCCATGTTTGAATTAATGAAAGCACACAAGCTAAAACGATTGGAGAAGATGTTAGAATGATAGGTTTTAGTCCATGTAGGTATGACAATTGCACTCACTACGAATATTGTGGTAGCAATAAATGCTACATATGTAAACATTTTTTAAGGAATCAGGTATATAAAAAATCATGGCTTGCGAAACTACTTGAAAGAACACCAGTTGATAAATGGGAATCGGTTGATAAAAAATGCACTATCGTAAGCTAGTGGAAACCGTCATTGGCAGAAAGCTACTATCAACTGAGATAGTCCACCACATAAACGGCAATCATTATGATGACAGAATAGACAACCTATATGTGTTTCCTAGCAGAAGGGCACACATGGCGTATCATATGAAGTTTAGTTCACTAGCTATGCGACTTGCAAAGTGTTATGATGATGATTGTGTTCTTAGTTATTCAAGAAGGGTTTTGCTACCTATGATTAAGACGAGCAATATAAGTGAGTTGATGAAATGAATATAAGATGTTTATTCAAGAAACATGATTGGAAACTCGAATCAAAATTTATATCATTAGGTACTGGAATTTTTAGATGTCGAAGATGTAAAATATTAAGAGTAAGACAGTTGGTGAAAAAATGAATAAACCTACAATCTACGATATTCATGGTAACATATGGGTTTACTATGAAGATAGAGGTAAGTACATAAAATTCAAGCAAACCAGGATTGATGAATGAAAGCATTTGTTATAGTATATAAATGTTACCTTAGTATTGTTAAGTATAGTGTAGGAAAATGCGAAAATGAACTGTCCAATATGCAAAAGAGAAATGGTATGGGTGATGGATACATTACTGTGTAGGAAGTGCAATTGGATAGAGATAGTTGAGTTAAATGTTTATATTAAAAGGAGAGTGAAAGAAAATGGAAATAGAAATAGAACCAAAACATCCACCACGACCTAATAAGCCAAAAAAACCACCATTCCTTATTGCTACGGTAGGATGTTGTAAAAGATGTGGAAGGTTAGTAAAAGTAGAGCAGATGCACAAAAGTAAAATGTACGATGGTTATATTTGCAATGATAGTGAAAGGTGTTTAAAGGAGAAGATAAAATGAACATAAATATAGGTGCGGGGTTTTGGCGTAAAGAAGGATGGGTGAATCTGAACTATCGTAGTCCACACTATGATGGATATGGTGTTGAAAAGTATGAAAAGTTCACCGACATCGAATACAATCTAGTTAGTGGAAAACCACTACCGTTTAATGATAATTGCATTGATGAGTTTTTCTGTTGCATGACATTTGAACATATACCAAACAAGTACGTTCAACATACACTTAACGAGTGCTATAGGTGTCTTAAACCTGGTGGAAGTTTTCTGGTTGTCGTACCAATCCCCATACACGATGTTAGACAGTTCATCAGAAGATTAAACATGCTGCATTGGGGTTTTGCTTATAATCACGATGAGAACGGTAGGCATATCAACTTCTTTACATTCGGCAAGCTACGAAAGATGTTTAGAAAGGGTGGCTTTGTACACGTTAGTAAAGTACCTGTTCATTGTGTTGCAAACTCTTTCAGGTCACACGTAAGACTAGCTATGTATGTTGAAGGAAAAAAGGAGAACTAAAAATGAGAACAAGAAGAGAAGAGGATTTTCTATACGCTGATTACATAAATTTCACCATACTGCATTTTGATGGAAGAGAATCACTAATCATATGTTTTTCAACCTGCATCATGCAAGTATGTGAAAACAGGTGTAGAATGATTTATACTGTTCCAATGGGATGTAACCACCCATCATGGAATAAAGCAGAAGTATAAAGAGGTAATGAAATGATAGATGGAAAAGTATGCCCTAAGTGTAATGAAATGAAACCCTTTTCAGATTACTACGAGTACGATACTGGTGGAAATAAGTTTACCCACTGGTGCAAAGAATGCATAGAATACTATATAGATAATACATCTGTAGGTGCAAATTAAGCAGTAACTTCGTGTTGCAAGTCATCACAAATGAGTACCTACTCACATATGAGTATATAAACATGTCATAGTGTATTATCCAATAAAAGGAACAATACAAAACAAAGGAGAATGAGAAATATGTATGAAATAACTAAAAAACAACAAAGAAAAGTAGTATCAAAAAGATTAGATGAAATACAAAAATCAGTAGCAATAGCAAAACGTGAATTTAAAAAAGGTAATATTAAACATGCCAGAATAGCAATGAACTCTGTAGCACTTGATATGGAATCTGCAATCGGATGGATAAAAGGACTATGAAATAAAGCAGAAGCATGAAGAGGTAAAGAAATGAAAGAAGAAACAAAAGAAATATTAATCAAATGTGCACTATGTTTATTAGCTGGAATCGTTCATGCCATATGCATTGGAATCTCGCAATGCGGTCGCAGTTCATCACAACGCTCATATCGTTCTGGTGGCTATAGGGCTAAGAGACGTAGATAACTTAACATGTAAACTAAATAACACTCTTTTTACCCTATTTTTATTTACACTTTAATATACATAATTAACCATAATTATCGTTTATTTTACCTTTTCTTCTGCTTATTTCAGGCAATTATTCTTAATTATTTACCCAAAGAAAAAGGTAAATACCCCAATCTTTTTTCTTTATTGTGTGGCTTTTATAATACCCCCTTTATATTAATCATTTTATACTGCTCATTGTATATTATACATATATATAAGCTGTATGATGGCATCATTATTATATTAATATAGATATTTAAATTTTGTGAGCTGTTTGTTGTACATTATTTTTATTTCAATATTAATATACATACCCACATATAAGTAGGTAACTATAAATGGGTTATTATATTAATTAACGAATAAAAGGGTGTTGCCATATTGTTAATATATAATTAAATATATATTAGGAGTACAATAGCAGAAGCAAAAAGCAGTTGTATAGTGTACATTATATATTATACATTATATGTTGTAAGTTGTATATTACTATTAGTTGTACGTTGTTTGTTGTTATAATGTCATAATGTAATTATTACACCATACGTTTATATAGTGGTAACACACAATAGTATATAGGAGTGTGATGAGTAATGAATAAAATAATAAGCGTATTGGTATTAGTCATAGCTACACTATCTATTATTAATGTAGTACAGTACATTAGTGTAGTAGAGCCAGTGGTGTTAAAGGAGTTCAATAGTGTAGGTGAGCTAGAGATATGGCTATTGGGTAATGATATAGATACTAACACGTATATAGTAGATACATATGATTGTGATGACTTCTCTATTGACATGGTTAATGATGCATGGCAGGACGGGTATTTGATATATAGCATGGGTAGTGGTACTGTGTGGTATAAGGACACTATTATGTATGATGATGATACTGATACTGCATATTGGGGTATTGAGTTAATAGACTTCATAAACCATGCATACTGTATTACTAGAATAAATGGTATATGGTATATGATAGAGCCACAGAATGATGAAATAACTGAATTGGGTATTGAGTTTTGATATAATGGCAAAATGTAAAAGTAGACCGAAAACTATATATAGTGCGGATGACATAAGGTATAGTATGATAAAAGAAGCGGAAACAGGGTTTATTCTTGTCGGCTCTGTAGGTAGTGAAATAGAAGCAACTGAGATATACGCTATCTTTAGGATAGCTAAAACTGGAATGCGATTTAAAAACCTTATAGGGAGTGTATAAAAGATGGCATACTATAGATATAGTATTGTACTACCTGAAAATATACCAACTAATAAATTATATTCAGGTAGTGCCATATTCTGGAATACAAAAACAAAAATAAATAAACTTAAAGGAGAGTGAATAAAAAATGAAATATAGATATAAAGATGTAGATTATGAAATAGAACTTGGTGACGATGGAACATTGGACACTATTGTTATTATCGACGGAATAGAACACAGGCTAAGTAGCGAAAATAGGCCAAGCAATAACAAACACTTTATACAGTGGTTATTGGAGAACGCAGAAGATATAATAGAAACAGACGATAGGTATTGGTAATTAAGGAGTTACAATAATATTAAAGAAAATATTGATATATGGAGATTGGTATAAATGGAAAAATCATGTAAGTGGTGGGTTCACTATCCAGGTGAAGTATACGCGAATGACATGGATTGGTATGAACCCGTAACGCGAAAGGTAGCAACCGACAGAGCTAGAAGTTGGTTAGGTGTTGAACGACTTCCACGCGGTACTGAAATATGGATAGGGCAGTTATAAAAAGGAGTTGATATAAATGACAGGTGCAGAGTTAAGCGTATTAGTTGTTTCGTTTATAACGGGTGTTGTATACCCCGTTATACTGTACTATGCATGTAGTTTAATGTATGGAGTGTAATTAGATGAATATAAAATATATAATAGGCAAAACTTTTTTCTATAATGATGAACATACAGGGAAAAAAACAATATGGGGAAAAATTATAGATTATGATGCAGATGAGAACAGATTCATCGTTTATCTATCAACAAATCCAATAGGGTATAAAATATACAACCATACAAAAGAGGAAATAGAACGCTTTATTTATGAACATAAAATATATCATTATTAAATAAAGAGGTATATTAAATGACAATAGAAGCAATATTAGATAAAACAACAATAGTTGTCACCGGTGCAACGGAAGTTAAACAACAACTGTTTATACTATTGCTTAATACAATATTCATTCCAGTGTATTATATATTAATTTAGTTCATATTTAAAAACATCATTAATAGTAATGTATTAGGAAAACATAAAACAATAAATAAAGGAGTGTGAGAAAAAATGAAAAAAGAAAAACTACACGTATTTGGTAAGGACATATTTTTATTAGGCAAAGATGAAGAAGGAACTAAATACTGGCTAGAAGCACCATCATGGGATTGTGGATGGTATTGGGGATTCGGTTATATAGAAACATATACCAACAATAGAAGCCCACAAAACAGTAGGGATATATCTAGTCACCAACATGCTGATGACTTTATGAGTGTGTGGTTTACAGAATGGAATAATAGTAAACCAAAACTAGCACATAAGACATTTACAGATAAAGAAGGATGGGAACTGTCCGAACTATTCAAACAGTTCTATTTTTTAAAAGATGCTGCGGCAAACTTCAATAGGGGAAAATGTCATGTAGCAAGCACCAAAACAAAGCTATGGAAAAAACCACAACTAACAAAAGAGATAAACGATAAACTTATACCTATGATAACAAAACGAATTCTTGAAATATTAACACCATAATAGGAGTGTAACCAATGGCAAAATACACAAAAAGCATAATATGTATTTCGGAACGTGAAGACATTAAAAAGGTAGACTTTGCGACAAAGCCAGGTCTTATGATTATTACGTTTAATGATGGTGATACAGTGACATATGAATATAAGTTGAGAGGTAAGATGTTATAAATAGGTGGACAAAATGAAAAACGAAAGAATAATAATTAAAGAAGTAAATGCAGGTATATCAGGAATTAAACCAACAATCAAAAAAACAAATACAGCAGTACAATTATACAAGAGAATATTTTATCAATCAGACATTAAACTTATTTCGGTAATATCTGCCAGATACAAAAAACGGTTTTATGTTGATACAAAACAGGGCTTTATATCAATACACGAAGGAGGCATAAAATGAACGAATATGAAATAGAAGAATATATATTAGAACAGGCAAGGGAACGTGACCGCAAAAAGCGACAAAATAAGTGTATTCCTGACAAAATAGAAATATTCAGTGTTAATGATATGTGGTAAGGTGGACAAAAATGATAAAAGACAACGAAAGTATATGTAGCGAATGTGGTGACTTAACAAATGACGATACCAACACCATCTTTGACATACATGGCGACCCATATTGTAATGAGTGTTATCTGAAAATATACGGTAACGATGCCATATATGTTACTTGGACAGTAAAACCAACAAGGTGAACAAAAATGAAAATAATACACAAGTTGAAAGACGAAAATGAAAGAACATTAGGTTATTACAAAGCAAATTTTGACGGTACCAATCAAAGAATAGAAATATTCCTGCCATTAGCAATAAAACAAGCAAAAACGACATGGGGTATGGTTAGTTGGAACAATTTTTATTCACATATCGTTAGCCATGAGGTAATGCATAAGGTAATACATGATATTGCAGGTCAGGATGCAACCGCAAAGTTTGACAATATCGCAGGTCGTATTAATACTGATGTTAAACAAATAAGAACTGGCATGAATGAATATAAACTGACAAAATGTCAAAACGACAAAATACCAACAAAGGTTTAAATAGTAGGACAAACAAAAGAGTAGTGAGGTAAAAAAATGAATAACGAAATAGAAATAAGGGGAGTTAAAATAAAGGCAGGTATCACAGCAATAGAAGTAATAGTAGACGGCAAATCAACATGGTTAACTAGAACCACATTGAAAAAAATGGTAGAACAAGGCAATGAAACAAAATTTGATTTTACAGTAAACGACAAAATACTAGAGTTTTTATTGGAGTTGAAAAATGAATAATATAGAACAAAAATATGAAGTAGAATATAGGACAAATACAGCAGGTGACAAAATAGCGTGGCTATTTATAGATGGCAAACCGTCACATTATGTGAATGTAGACCATTTGATATGGGAACATTTTTATAAAAATGGGTGGACAAAATGAAAATAATGCAATACAAAGAAATCATACACTATATATTAGACCAACTTGAACTCGATAGAAACTATGAGGTATTATATGACGACAATAACGGTGAATGGATTATAAAACCAGTGGAGTGAAATAATGTACACAATAAGAAGTTGTATAAAGTGCGGACAAAAGGTACATATTAGACCAAAGGGTAGGTTGTTCCAGGTACGAAATAAATGTCCACATATTACATGTGAGCTAATATCAATCGACTTACTTAATGAAATGACAGTGCCAATCGTGGATATTCCTGACTTACCAAACGTAACAATTAAACCATATCTATGCACAAAACATCATGTTCCGTTGGACTTTAGGCGACAATTAAGGCGATTTACTGATTTATACTACTGTCCAGAGTGCCACAAGATTGACCTGTTGATACCGCCAAAGTATCTTAAATGGTGGAAAAAGAAAACATGGAACGAGAAATGGCAACCTGGTGATGTTAAACTTACAATATCACCTGACTATAATGAGATAACGGAAGGTGAATAATGAACTTTGTGTTTAATGACCAAGAATCATTTGCTTCTGCATTTTATACGCCACAGACGGATACGGTCACACTAAATTTTAGGCATATATGGGAGTGTAGCAAAATAACAGATGAGGAAAAGATACAACTTATGACATGGCAAATTGAACATGAATCACTGCACTCGTTGATATACAAAGTTGCAGGGATAAAGGCAACAACTGATTTCGACAATATGTGTTGGGCAATTCAGAACAGAAAAGAATTTATGGACATAATTAAATTACTTAGCAGAGCAAGGTATCATTATGAAGGTCGTTGTAAATATTTAGGTCGTGAATAATATGATAACAACAAAAGAAGCAGATGAAATAATAGATGCCATTATGGAACGTGTTGAAATACGTGGAATGGGCGATAGGGATAAATTTTATCCCATGTTACCAATAAGTGACAGGAATGATTTAATAATTATAATCAAAGAAATAGGAAGTGAATAAAAATGGATGAAAAAAAAACAAAAATATCGAAAGAAGAAGAAGTAAAAAAGGCAGTAGCAACACTAACTGATGTGACAATAAGCATGTCATCTACAGAGTTGACACAAACAGCAGGTGGAGAAATTAGACCAAAGATTAAGGTCTATGATGTTGACCCACAAAAAGCATATGACAAAGCAGTAAAATTAATGGATGATGCGAACAAAAAGTACAAGGTGAAAGAATGAAAAACGTACATATAAACTTCTTTAAGACGTGGGACGGTCACACTGGTATTGACACAGACACAAGGGAAATGCGAATATCGGCACTTGAAATAAAAACATTAGCAAAAAAACATGGTCTTTCGTTCTTTGATGCATATACAAAAATCATATCGCATGAAATCATGCATCAAGTTATATACGATAACATAAATGACGAAGCATCATGTGACTTTGACAATATCTGCTACCGAAAATACAGCAATATAAAATACTGGGTAGGTGGTGTAGGTGGTAATAATGGCAAAAGCAAATAAGAAAGTAAGAGATGCAACGCTAGGTGGTGTTAACTGGTGGGATTATTTAACATCCATACGACCAAAAGGACACCGCAATGAACCACAGTACCTTGATTATAGGGATGTAAAAAATAAAACAGGACTTGTAAAAATTACAAACAAGCTAATCAAGGAACGGAAGAAAAAAGAACGGAAATGGATTAAATGTCGTACGAAAGAACGGTTAAAACTGGATAAAATATTTAGAATACAAGCTAGGATTATAAAGAGAAAAACAAATCCAAAACAAGACCAAATACAATACGGCATTGATTTAGCCAACTGGTGGGATTTGCAACATGGATAGTGTAACCAGAGATGTATGCATTGAAAAACTAGAGTATGTCATACGTGTATTGAAAAAGGAGAATAAAACATGAAGTATGAAGTAATAGGATTCGTAGCGGAGAACAATGAAAAACGGGAAGTGTTCTATGGAACATTTGACCACTATCCAGAAGCATATGACTATAAGGAATGGCTTGAAAACTCTGACAACTGGAAAGGAAACGAACAACAACCGTACATTGTAAGCATTAGGGAAGTAGACGATAATTGGACAGATATTGATAAGGACATAGGTTACAATGAACGATGAAGTTGAACGGTACTATTGCAGAACGTGTAATAAACTGTATAGTGATGTGATTCACGATGATTATTACACATACAACAACTTTATCGACAATCAAGCAAGAGTAACACTAGGCGTACCATATAATAATACAACAACAACACCCAACTATCATTCTCAATGTCCACATTGCTACAGTATATGCACAGTAAAAGTAGTAGATGTACTTACACTGCGTAAGCATGGTGGTGATAGACGAAGTGGTTTATTTTCAATATATAACGATGTAAAGAAAGCACTTGAATCAAAACCCTTAAATAGCATTAACGACAAATAAGGAGTGAGGTTAAAAATATGAACCATATAGAATTTAATAAACTGTTGAAAGAGATTTTGGAACGCACAACAAATGTGCTAGAAACAAAGAGTGATGAATATTCCACAGATGAGGACAAACTGCATAACTTTAAACGTGCTGGTAAAATGTTGGGTTGCACACCAGAACGTGCATTGATTGGCATGTGGACAAAACACATCATTAGTATACTGGATATTGTAGATGCAAAAGATGATGGAATTGAACCAGATTGGGAAAGGGTAGAGGAAAAAATAGGTGATGCAATCAACTATTTAATATTACTTGAAGCACTAATAAAGGAGAGATATGATGACCAAATATAGTAAAGAAGTGTTATTAACGGCAACAGAAGAAAACCACTTCAGGACAACAAGATTCAGCGTTAGTGAATGTGAATCAACAAAAGAAGCTGATGATAAACTGTTGGCGTGGATACAAGAATCACCTGAACTGTTGAAGATAACAGGCAACAAAAAGATAGTTGATAATGCGGTGAGCAAGTGAACTGTCCACATTGTACCAATCCATTATGCCACGGTTTCGTAAATGATGTTCGGTGTTGGATATGTGTATGGTGTGAAAAATATTACGATATGCAAAAGGTGGCAGTTGAAAAATGAACTGCACATGCGGTAGAAGTATGCCAATATATAATATTCATGGCATACGATGTTACTTCTGTGTATGGTGTCACTTGGCAATAAAAGTTGAGGTTAAAAAAATGAGTGCTATGAAAATATGGAAAGAAGCGACAAAATGGATTAACAAAGGATGGAAAGGAGAAAAAGATAAAGTGAAAAAAGATGGTCGTGAATCAAGTGAGAACTGTATCTATAGCGACAAATCATTTTGTCTTTGGTTGTCACACAAGTATCCGTTAATATATGGAGAATATAGAGCAATGTTCTTTTTAGATGTAGGTGGACAAAATGACAAATAAAAACTATAATTCAGGTAGACAATATGAATATCGTGTAAAAAAGTATCTTGAAAAGTTAGGATACTATGTTATGCGAAGTGCAGGCAGCAAATCACCATTTGATTTGATAGCAATACCGATACAAGATAAGTGTGATGTCATGGGTGTACTATTAATTCAATGTAAACATGGTACTAAAATAAGTAAAAAAGAAAAGGACGATATCATTGCATTAGATAAATCACTATTGGATTCAGTGTATTGTATAATCGCTTGGTCAAAAGCAAGAGGAAAAATAGAGTTTGAGATTTATCATTATGGTGAGGAAGAATGGACAGAAATGAGGTGGTTGATGTGAAAGACAAAAAAGCAGAAGCAAAGCCAATAGTAATATTTCCAATTAACGCCAATCCACCGCACATTGGACACATCATAGCAATAAACATGTTACTTAACGTGGCAAGTCATGTTATTGTTTTACTGTACGATGAGATGCAGGTATGTTCACCAGAACAGGCAAGATATATACTGAGTGATATATTTAATCAGTATGTGGAAAAGGATAGGATAGAAATACTGGTAAGCAAAACAAACTTTGCAAACACAAACGAGATACCAAAGATACTTACCGATAGAGATATACCGTTTACTGTTGCAACAACATCCAAGCACATATATTCAAACATGAAATCAAAAGGTTATCCCTATATGGTGTTGCTCAATAGACCTATTGGGTGGCGAGATGAGTTCTTTAGGATAGCTTATATTAGGAGTATTGTACTAGGTCAAATTGAAGATAGCAAATGGACAAAACAAATAGATAAATTAGTAAAAGAGGTATAAAAAATGGTAAACGTAAAATTAGACTATGGTGGAATGACACCATCGAAACTAAGGGATTTAGTAAACGAAATAGAAGAATATTTGAAAAAACATTATGAAAATGTAGGTAGATAAGATGCCGAGCAAGAAAGGAAATAAAAGAAAAAGTAGTAAAAAAGCAGAAAAAACAGCAGATATACCAAACGTATTTGCTGATGAACAAACAGAACCAGAGGACAAAACTGGAACCCTTGACCTATCTGATTTAAATAAAGAGGAAGCACAAGAGATAGGTATTATACCAACGGAACCAAAGCCAAACAAAAAACTTGAAGCGTTAGTTTCTCAACTAGCCGACAAAAAAAGTAGATTAAGCAAATATCTAAAGCAACAGGGATTAGGACAAAATGCAATACGCAAAGTATTTGAACTGGTCAATGAAATAAATGTCGTAAGAGATGACATATCAAAGGAAGAGTAATAGTATGGCATATCAAAGACAAAGCACCACCAACGCTACATTTGTAGCGTGGGGTGAACCAAAAGGCGATAACTCCTATGTTGTAGAAGAGAAAAAATCGTTAGAGGCAATTGTAACAGATGTTCGAGATAATCCAACGTACAAGTGGATATTTGAACTCAAATCGAAAGCAACACCCAAAACACTTACCATGTTGGGTACTACTGCATTGTGCAGATTAATGGGATATGGTATGGTTAAAAAGGGAACGCAAGAAGTACCAAATGTTGAACTCAAAGATAGTGACCCTGACAAAACATACAGTGTTCAAATTGGCGATAAGGTACTGGTGACATACAACGGTAAAGTCAAAGTAAAAAATGGTAAACTAGCGTATACGTTTGATGTTCAAGTTGACGATGAGTCTGAATCGTACAAAAAGTACATTAAAGCTAGACCGAAAGAAGAATGAACAATCAGAATAGGATGTGAGTCATGTCCATCCTGTTCTCTTCCCATTATCTCATAAGAGAACAATGCCGAATAAGATTAATGGGTCGGTAGGTTATAACCTAGCAGAACATTAGGAGTTCGTTCCATGCTCAGTGAGTATGGTATGTGGTGGGTTCGATTCCCCCCTGCTAAATAATGGATAAAGTAAGAATGAATCCAAAGTTGCATAGTGGGTATATCACCTGTCGGAGATTAGATAAGGTATTCTATATATTTAATATCGCAATACCACATCCTAATGCTGGATGGTTGTGTAAATGTGGACAGTGGACAAAGTTAGACCCGTATTATCACGATGTATTTTATAAAGGAGTGAAAATATGAAAGAAGAAAGACGACTATATAAAAAACGGTATTATTTAAAACATAAAGATGCAATACGTCAGTACCAAAAAATATATCGTCAAATGAATAAAGAAAAATTAAATAAAAAATGTAGATTATATTATAAAAATCATTGTGGACAACAGCAAGAAATGCGACAAATCATAATGCATAATTTAAAAATAAACGGTTGTGCTATTTGTGGTTATGACAAATGTGATGCTGCGTTGATATTTCATCATGCAAATCCAGACGATAAAAAGTTTGATATGGCACAACGAATTTTACAAAGAAGCAACAATATAATTATAGATGAATTAAATAAATGCATCTTGCTATGCTGTATTTGCCATAGAGAATTACATCATAACGGTGGTGATTAATATTTCTATACTTGATTGCATCGGAAACACCCCGTTAATGAATATTAATAACATTTATTTCAAATTAGAGGGATTCAATCCAACGGGTAGTACAAAAGATAGGATAGCAAAGGCAATGATTCTTAATTATATATTAGATGGTAATAAAGAAAGAAAAAATAAACATACAATAGTCGAAGCGACATCTGGAAATACAGGCATATCTGTGGCAATGGTGTGTTCAGCATTAGGATTAAGATGTCTAATATATGCACCAAGTAACACAAGTAATCTAAAATTAAAAATGATGCAGAAATACGGCACAATACCAATTATAACATATAAAACCATTAGTGATTGTATTGATAGAGCTAAAAAAATAGGTGAAGATAAACATTATCATTACCTTGACCAATTCAACAACAAATATAATGTTAAAGCACAAGAAACAATGGCACAAGAAATACATGATGAACTTACCAGAGAATATGACAATATGTATTGGGGAAGTGAATATTTTGACCCTAAATACTATCAATCATTACTACCAGATGCAATAGTTGCAGGTGTTGGAACAGGTGGAACAATAATGGGGTTACATAAAGTATTTCCAGATGCCAAGTTGTTTATAATACAGGTTCCAGATTCAGAACACATAGAGGGAATATGTGACGGTGTAAAGTTATCACTGATACCTAAAAAGTTAAGAATGGCAACAATCAACGTGCCATATACACAGGCATATCTAACAGCAAAGTGGCTTACTGAAAAGCACGGTATTCACTGTGGAATTTCCAGTGGTGCAAACTACTACGCTGCAACTGTAATACAAAAGATGTTTGATAAAATATTAACCGTACTACCAGATTCAGGAGTAAGATATTTATGAATATGATACTAATAGCAGATATATTTGGCTTTTGTGGGATGATGTGCTTCCTATTTGCAACAATCAAACAATGGCATAAAATACGCACAACACATCACAGTACAGCAATCAGTTTAACAAGCTATAGGTCAAGGATAATAGCAGGGATGTTCACTTTGGGTTGTTTCGGTTTAACTGGCTTATGGTTATCATTTACTGTTGTTAGTGTTGAACTTGCAATAGCATTTAGTATTATGTTTATGTTATTAAAATATAGGAGAATGAAAAAATGAAAAATAAACTAATGAAAGAAATAGAAAGCAATCGTAGACAAATTAGTGATTTGGAAGATAAAATAATGCTAATATGTCCACATAAAAAAGTAATAGAAGATGTCACAATATTCTACAACTATAAATGTACTGTTTGTGGTAAGAAAATGAATAAAAGTGGCATACCAAAGGGTGCAACGATATGTGAAATGACTTGCCGTAAAAATAAGGTGAAAAAATGAAAAGAAAATGTGAAATTACTAAATTGTATCTGGCACACAACTTTCTCACCAGAAAAACAATGAGAAAATGGGAACTGAGAATGGAAGGAAAGTATAATATAGTTTTGGATAATCCATTCTATGACAATCCAGAAAGGGCAAGTGAAATGGAAACATTGGATGACCTAAGAGAAGGTAGCAGAAAACAGCGTGACTACCTATCATCAAGAAGTTCATGGGATATAGTTGAAGATGACCTGAAAAAGATACGAAAGAGTGATGGCATCGTAGCATTTGCACATGATGTCCGTATTGGGACACCTATGGAAATATTTTACGCTGCCAGGGTACTTAGAATACCTGTATATGTGATAACAAAGAAATGGGCAATACATCCTTGGATAAAGGAACATGCAACACATGTATTTTCAACTAGACAATCATTCGAGAAGTTTTTAAAGGTTCATTATGGGGTTAAGAAATGAACAAGGAACAAATCAGATTAGCAATAATCAGAGATATTGATAATTATTTTTCTGCGTGGGGTAGTGTTCACTATGCCAATATTGGTTCCAATATGGAAATAATAGTCAACAAACACTTTGGATATAAGCGTGGTAAGAATTAACATGCAATATATTTCAGTTTTTCAGAAAAAAAAATAGGTGAACAAAATGAAAAACAACGACTTATTAGATTATGCTATAGCTGATGCTAAAAAAACAACAGAAAAGATTAACAAGTTAATAAAAGGCGTGGAGAAAGAAAACATGAGGCATAAAAAACTAAAATATGTAAATGAATGGGGATTGGATAAAAGAGCAACACGCATTGTCAAACGTGAGTTAGGCAAGTGGATAGAGGCATTCATAGAACGTGCAGATAACGCAAGGTTCCAAGTTGAAGAGTGCAACTTCAAAGAAAATAAACTGTTCTTTTTTACAACATGCCATGATGTGCTGAAAGATGAACCAGAAGAAACAGGCATAGAATCTTCAATAAAAATTCGTAAGCGTAAACGTCAGATATGCTATGCTTTACTGCTCAAACAACTAATCGGTGCTGATATTAGGCAGTGGTCCCATAAGTGTAGTCACTGTGGAAATACCAACATGATTATTGAAGGTGTTGGTAACTCTAGTTATCATCGTCATTGTCCTGATTGTAACCGTTTCGTTATTGATACATTTGGAAGTGATTTTCATTTGATGGCACGTGATGTGTATAATAAATATCTTAAAAAGAAAGAGGTAGAAAAATGAAAAGATTGAAAATAACAAAAGAGGAAGTGCACACAAAAGTAACATACGAAGTTGATAAATATTGTTGCAAAGAAATGGAACACGCACTAACGCTATTGGATAGTACAGAATATGCCTATGGCAGTACATCATTCAAATGGCGTGAAGGGAAGTTGCTCGTTTCAATATATGAAAGTAATAGTTGTTCAGATGATGATAGAGATATAGACAAAGACGATAAACAAGTGAAATACTGTCCGTTTTGTGGTAAAAAGGTGGAATAATGCCATACATAACACAAGGCAATAGAAAACAACTTGATTGGATAATAGACAATCTAGCAGCAGAACTAAAAGAATTAGGCATAACAGGCAACTTAAACTATGTACTGTTCCGACTTGCTAAGAAGATGTGTAAAAGATACGGTGACTATGCAGCATTCGAGGGTGATTGTCAACAGAGTCTAAAAGAGATATACAGAAGATTAGAAGCAAAGTACGAAGATGAAAAAATAAAGATAAACGGTGATGTTGAATGAGGGTACAGAATATAACAAAGAAACCTAGCAATTTACAGTATCATATCTGGTACTTTCTTAGAGGAATATATAGAATATTAACAGGTAACTACAACTTCGATGTTTACATATCAAAGAGTGATGTTCATATTGGATATGGTGTTGCAATATCACCTGGCGTAAAAATCATAACAAGCAGGCATAACCTACAAGACATCTGGACATACGATGGAAGAAAACCTGTATGGATAGGTGATTACTGTTGGATAGGTGCAAATGCAGTGATTCTACCTGGTGTAACACTTGGTAATCATACTGTAGTTGGTGCAGGTTCAGTTGTAACAAAATCATTTCCAGAAGGACACTGTGTAGTTGTGGGTAATCCAGCTAAAAAAATAAAGGTGATAAAATGATAACAACAGCATGGTTGAATAGTATTACAATAGAAGATAAGGATGCCAGGATAATTCTTGATATTTATGGCACTAGCAATGAAAAAGTATTCATCATAAAAAGTAAGTCATATCACAGCGTAACTACAATAATAGATGCATGGAGTGTGTAAAAATTGAGTGACCTTGTAACTGTAATACTAACAACATACAACAATCCATTTGCGTTGTACCATTCACTAAACAGTGTGGTAAAACAAACATACAAAAACTTAGAGATAATGGTTGTCGATGGTGGAGATATGTTGATGACAAAAAAGATAGTTGATGGCTTTACGGATAAACGAATCGTGTATGTAAAAGTAGGCGATGGTGATTCGGACAATAGAATATGTGGCAACGTGCAATACTGTAGAAACATAGGCGTAACACTAGCACAAGGTAAGTTTGTTGCAATGCTCGATGACGATGACAGATGGGCATGGAATAAAATAGCCAAACAAGTTACATGGATAGGGATAAGCAAAGTCAGTTTAATCGCATGTAATACAGTAAAGATGAGTGGAGTTAAAAAAACAATAGATAGACCACCACGCAATCCAAGATTTGAAGATTTGCTACAAACATTTAACTTTTCACAAACATCAGCTTACCTTATAAACAAGAAAGATTTAGTAAAAGCTGGTGGATTCAATGAAGAGTTGCGTTCTATGCATGAATACGATGTTGCATTGAGGATGGCTAAGTGTGGATATAAAATTGATGTTGTACCATTGCCGCTTCTGCTGTCATACTGTGACAATGTGAAAGAAAGAAAATATTATTTCACCAAGATGGCGGAAACACTTGACTTTTGGAGATGTTATGGTAAAGATATGCACAGGTTAACAATTGCACAAATGATACAGAACGTAACCAAAACTGTTGCACTTGTGACATTATATGCAGTAGGATATGTAGTTAAAGAAAAAGTGTGGGGTATTATATTCAAGTTGAAGGAACGGTATCAAAAATGTTAGCGAGATGTGTTAGTGAAACAGCTACCGAACTCGTAAGCAGGCAATCAACACCCACAGGATTGTTCATTTTATTGGGTGCGATAGCAGTAATTACATTTCTAATTGTGAGATTTTGCCATGATTAAATATAAACGATGGCAAAAAACCAAATGTTTAAATTGTGGTAACAAGTGGCTTGAGATTTGGGCGATGGTTTGGTTTGAAAATGGAAAAGAATGCTCAACACCTGTATTAGTATGTCCAAAAACCTCATGTGCCATGTTTTATGACCCTGATGAGTACGGTTTAACTGATGATGACTTAAGGGCATCATAAACGCACCTTAAAGCCAATAACTACCTCTCAGGTAGTATGAGCAAGGGGGTATAGTAGTTCATCATTCCTTGCTATGGTTCTGTGACACGGAATCTCATTTTCTATTAAAAAAGGGAATGAACTGACGATATAGACCAATTACGACCATAACTGCCAATCCAAAGCAGAATCCAATGATTGTTGGTCCAATAAAATCCGTCATATTATTTTCCAAGACCTTCGTTTGTATATTTTCTCAATATTAGATTTGCAAAACCCAATGCGACAGCTTGCAGTTCAATTGATGCAACGAATCCATATTCAATTTGTAATGCTAATGCGACTAGGGCGATTAGGTTTGCCCAAAATGTTTTCGACTTCCAAAACTTTTTCATTTTATTTACTCCTTTTTATTTATTTCAATATTGTCAAATGTGATATAATAGCTACTGTTCACACTAAGACCTTGCAAACCGCAATATCCAGATTGTATAGATTGACTTGTATCCTCTGCCATAATTATTAGTTTCCAAGCACCATCGACCCACTCTTCACATGATAGTTGAAAACCATCAACTTTGAATCTTGTTTTTACATATGCCGAAGATGGTTGATTACTCCTTATTGTTCCTAATATGGTATTTACACCATTGACTATTTTATCTATATAATACGTTCTGTTGGTTGTGTTATAACCGTATATTCTCAATCTATATGCTGTAGTGCAATCTGCATTACATCTTAATAACAATGCACCACGATAATTTGAATCGCTACCCACGTTCACATCGGTAACTATTTCGCAATCTGTCAAATTGAAATTGCCGTTCCACAACATAAGTTTAATATGCGAAAGACGACAACGCCTGCTTCCACCTGTATCAATGATGACTATACCACCAACGCCAGTTATATCCCAATCACTTTTACTCATCCCAATCATCACCCTCAAAATCTTCATCAAATAATTCAACTATAAAATTATTATTTATAAACCAGTTGGTATCAAAATTGTCATTAAATAATTCAGATGTGAACTCATTACTTTCAAACCATCCAGTTTCAAAATCATCGGAAAATGCACCTGTGGGTTCTGGTTCTAGTTCGTCCGGGGGGGGGGGGGGGCTTATAAAATTCTGCCAAATCTTCCCTCATCTGCTTGTTGTAAAACCCTTGATTCTTAGAGTTGTTCATATCAACTTCATACCATTTCTTCATAGTACCCCATACGCAGTTATCCCAAGACCTGCAAGTACAATTGGAATTAGTATTTTAAGTACACCTTCTAATCTGGCAATTCGCCTGTCGGCATCCATAGAACGAGTAAGCAATAAAAATAAGATGTCCTTATTTAGAATACGTGTTGAACTATTCCCGTTTCGTTTCTTGAACTCCTTAACAAGTTCTTTAACTTCTTTTATTCCTTCCTCTAGTTTTTCAATCTTATCTTTTTTCATATAATCACAATCCTTCAACATACTCTAGTGTTAACTGCCACGCATATTCATAAGGTGACTTCCTCACCGTTCTATATCTAAAGTTCTTAATAATATAGTAGGCATCTACGCAATCATTAAGACCTGTAATCCTAACTTTTTCATGTGCATCCATCATAGCATGAATGTTTAATAACTTGGTGGCTATGTTTGTCATCTCTGTTTCTTTATTATCTCCACACGCAAAGATGGTTCCACCTAAAATTATAGGTTCAGTATTTATCCCAATGGTATCTGTATCTCTTTCACCTAACCAGAAATCAAACAGTACAAGTTCATTGTTCACACTACCTGATTCACCACCATACTCTGGTACTGGTAAAAATACTCTGTATGTATCAGAGTGTAGTTGAAAAATACTACCGCATGCATCTGCAAAATCAGCTTCCATATCATCCAATATTGATATGTCATCAAGAATAAAAATTGAATGCTTCGCTGCAAAAGAATCTGCAACACTAACAGTATCCGTTAAACTAATAAGATGCTTAAAGAATAAGCTATCTGCAACACTCACACTTTCAAGTAGATATAAGAAGTATTTAAATGTTATACTATCAGTAACGCCAATTGATTCTGCCAGATAAATCATATGTTTATACGCTGCTGAATCAGTAACAGCTACGGTATCGGCTAAGTTAAGTAAATGTTTAAATGCTACTGAATCTGTAACAGCTACACTATCGGCTATTTCTAATAGTCGTTTAAATGCTACCGAATCTGTGATAGCTACATCATCAGATAAATATACTTCATGCTTATATTCAACTGCATCTACAATAGCAACATCATCTGCAAATGGTATACTGTACTTGAATGTGATACTATCCGAAATGCTTACACTATCGGAAGCTGCATGTTCTAATGCACCAGCTTCTTCACTACCAAAACTCATAAAGTTTGATGGTTCCGATTGTGTGTTAAATGTTGTACCTATCCAATTTGCACTTCGTTTAACATCAGATATTCTGGTTTCATCTATATAACCATCCATATAAAATGCTTCGCCCATGTAACCTATAAAATTATCAGTTGCCGATGCAGCAATATTGCCGTGGTCATTATCAGTATTCGCAAGTCCACCATCATAGTAACCTAACATCTGAACATCATTATCGTAAGTCGCACTATAATTATGCCAATTTGTAGTATCTGGATTGGCTTTAATATCAACTCCCTGCCAAGCACCATTATTGTATGTTTGTCTAACCGCAGGTGTAGCAGATATTTGAAGTGCTGTATTTGCCTCACCCTTTAATGATACAATACCATCGTTTGATGTGACAGAATCAAATTTTACCCATACCTCTATCGTAAAATCGCCAGCAGTAAAGATGCCATAGTCGTTTGGAATGTCAAAATAATCACCAGTACCATCTAAATCAATACAGTGTCCAATTTTACCAGTTTGTGCATACGTTGGGTCGCCAGCTTCCACACCATCCTTACTATTAGAGGTACTGTCTGCTATACCACCACTGGCATCGTTCATGTGCCACACTGATATAAAGTTAGCATCCCACGTATCCTCAGATGATGGGTCAGCACCCACACCAGCTTTGCCATAGTATATATAAAAAGTAGTGGTACTTGTAGAACTAAGAGATGGTATATTTACCCAAAAAACAAGAAGTCCACTGGTGTTAACGTACCGTTCTATTTCATGGTGCAATAGTGTAGCTTCGGATGCATCAGAAAATATAATGTCCCATCCGCTACTGTGTTCAACATGACCACCGTTACCTGTATCTGCCAAGTCGCCATCAGTTACACTAACGAGAACTGGAAAATCAGTTTCATCTCCATCAACCTTTGCAGGGTCGATTTCAATTTTCTTTTTGTAACCGTAATCACTATCAAACCAAGTCATGTTCTAACTCTTTTATTCTACTGCTATTTCTTTTGCTTTAAGTGATTTTGGTGATGGTCCACCATTATGTAAGTAATACTTACCAGTTGTGGTATGAATATATACTCCTTTAGCTGAAAAGGTAGCTTCACCATCGTCATTTTTATGGAATACATTTAATCTATAGAATTTGTATCCTAGTGGTTTAACATCACAAGTTCTTCCATCAAACTCAGCACCTATTACAAATTCTTTTGCATTCATCTCAGCTAATATTGCTATTTTTGCTTCATCTACTTTTGTCATTTTACATCATCATCCTTTATTTTCTATTTATATGCTTACACTGGGCTCAAGCCGTAGGAAACTGTCCAGGTAACTTCTAAAACTTGAGATGCACCTTTAACAACATTAAGTGAATCATCGTAGAACTGCATATCTGCTGTTGCCTGTCCTGATGCTACAAATAAGCCAATTTCCGTAAGTGTAGCAGTACATACACCAGCACCTAATGTGAATATATATACCACATCATTTGAATCGGCAGCAGCACCTTGCGTTTTACTGTCTATTGCTGTTCGTATTTCATCTACATGAGCAGCTAAGTTTGTATTATGTCCATCTTGCCCACTACCTGTACCAGCATGTCCGTAACTGATAAGAGTATCAGCACCACCTGCCATATGGTCAGCAATCATAATTCCGTGGTCCTCACAATCTGCATTGTGCACATTATGTCCTTGTTCAACCAGCTTAGTTTTGACACGTTCACCTTTCTCATTTATTTTTGTGTCATAAAGTTTCCATGTTACGTTATGTCTTATACCTATTCCATCTTTTGGCATTTTATCTTTTCTCCTTATTTTTTTAATCATCATACTCTAATTCGAGTATCCACTCATAATATTCTGGTTTATCCGATATATGTCGCCATCCAAAACTTCTTATTCTATATGTGTTGTTGAATAAAGCACGCAATCCTGTTATTGTTATTGGTGAACCATCCTTACCCATGTTTCTTACACAAGTTATGCGTTCACATGGACATGCTTTATTGCACGAATCGGTTTGATATTCACTTCCATTTAGTACCATAGATTTATTGCTTCTGTTCAAACCATAAACTTCCCTTGTACCATTCCAGAAGTTAAGCATCTTTACATTTTCACTGTGGTCCACACTAATTTCTTCTGGTTTGTTCAACGTACATGTTGTTGCAGGTGGGGTATAGTTTACCTTTGCATAAACTTGCGTTGTCCTAATTTCTGGACTTACATCTTCTGTATGATGTACCGCAACATAGACCTGAGTACATGCAACAAATGAATCTGGATTCACAGTTGGTGGATTTAGATAAATACCAGCTTGCAATGCATCTATATCACCCCATGTCCATGCTATAGCTGAATCTGGATTTACTGCGTATTCAGTTGACATTAATATCCATGTATTATCTGCTGCTGGTGTTTGTTCATCATAAAATGTACTGCCACCTGTTTTTATTACTGTTTTTATGTCCACAAGACCTGCATCATATATGTATACCCATGCAAACACTACAATTTTTGATATTGGTCCACTTTCTGTTGTATGATTTGTAAGGTTATATAGGTCATATTCAGCACTTTCACCATATAGTATTTTAACAACTGTTGACATATCATCTTTAGTTATATCATCAACACACTTCCAATTTGGTGTATCACCAGCAGGTGTGAGTTGTGTTACATCACCAGCAGCATTTGGTCTAATTGTAAGAATTTCATTTGCACCACTCACTTCTGGACTATCGCATTCTAAACCAGCTTGTATATTGTCTATATCATTCCATGTGAAAGCTATAGATGTTCTAGGATTTAATATCCATACTTTGCTACAGTTTGCATAGCTTGTTGTTAAATCTATATCGTCAGATTTATATATATTACCACATGCATCATCGGTAATTATCAACTTGAATATTCCATCTTGGTGTTGTGCATATCCTTGTGATTTTGCTCTTCCAAAAAGTTGAACGTAGTTTATTGTTCCTGTTTCAGTTGTATGATTTGGAAGTGCATATAGGTCATACTTTGTATTTGTTGAGTGACTTTCAACGTATGTTGTATCGTCATCTGCTGAACTAATGGCATCATCCACGCACTCCCAATTGTTAGCTTCACCAACAGGAGTTAAATCTATATTGCAACCATCTGCACTTGGAATAAGAAATAAATTTGCACTTGATTGTGATTGACTTATCGTAAATGTACCCATGTTTCACCTATAGTTTGAACGGAATATCTATTCTAATATCTTCCCACTTTGCATCATTACTATGCCACAGTACGGTATAGTTGTTGCAACTTGTTTCTACCTTTAAGTAGATTCTTTCCTTTTCATCTATTTTTGCCTTTTCCCACGCATCAATCCAAAATGCATGGACTACATCTTCCCCAATACTATATGTGACATCCCAAGTAAGTGCATCGTCTACTGTTTTCCATCCTGTAGTAAACAGTTCCGTTTTAGTATTATCCTCATGTATCTTACAAACTGTTACTCTATAGCTTGTAACTGTACTATCATCTTCTTGTGCAGCAAATGTTATCTGCCCAAATATGACACCTTCTATAAAGTATTTCTTTTTTATATGATGTGGATATATAAACTCATGTGTATTGGATGCTTCACTATAGTCAGTTGTTAAACATGCTGTGTTTATGTACTCTTTTGTAAGTAGTTTATGATGGTTTGAAAATGTACCAAAGTTTATATCCCATTTGTTATCGTGAATTGCGAAAAATGTTTCGTAATATCTTAAGTCATCTGCTGCCATTATTATCCCCCTCTACCGTTATTCCATCCTTCCATTGGCATCCCCTTAATAATTAATCTTACAGAATTTCCCATTGCACCAAGAGTACCACCACCAGCACCAACAACAGTGTGAAGTTCTATATAATCGCCACGATTTAAAGCAGCATAATAATGTGCAGATACGCAACTAGGGTATGCATCTGGAAATGTAGTAAAACTTTCGCTACCCTTCATTTGAGAACCGTTTTTATATAAAGAAAATGCAGCATATGTCATCGCACCAGAATCCACTAGCACACTTAACTCATATATGATTTCATAAAATCCAGTTGTTAATATAAATATCTTTGATTCATTTATTACATAATCAAAATCACTTGTTTTAACTGCTGCGACATTCCACACTAAGTTTGTATTCGTACTCCACGTAAATATCAAATCTCTTGATTGTAAAAAGATAAATGGTATCGCTGGATATGGTTCTCTTTGTCTATTATAATCTCCATATGGCATAATTATCGCAACCTATATTTTGACACACCACGCCTATCGGATAGTTGTGTTTGCATTGCAATTGCAAGTGTGGCAGCAAATTTTTCTACATCATAATCATTGGAAACTTCTGCGTTAACAGTAATACTAATTTGAAATACATCGCCACCAGAACTAGCACCAGCAGGTGTTATTCTTTCACCACGATGTACCATTGCGAGTTGTGTTCTCGGAACAGAATCAATACCATCCTTGTATTGTGGTATTGGTAATCCTAAATCTAACATCAACTGTTGAAGTCGAGTTGGTGGTCTTTTTGTTTTTACATCAGCACCTATGTCAATACCCATTGTGCTTTGGAAATCTTGCAATCTACCCATAGCATCAATTGCTTCATCAAGTACATTGACACCATACAGGTCACGATACATTTCTGCAAGTTCTGGTTTATCTGATATTGCCTTTAGTAAATCAAGATATGCATTATGTTCACTGGCTAACGATGCAATCTCTTCCTTTTCCCACGTACTATATTTACTAAGCATTTCTTCTTTGGATGTATACAGTTCTTCTAAGTCACGAATCTCATCATCACGAATATCTTTTAATAGGAACAAGTTGAACTTTGCTTTATCATTATATTCATCAAGTATGCCCTTTGCTTTTTCATACTCTGTCCCTAATTTATCAATATGTGTTTCTGTTATAGCATCTTCAAGGTTAATCGTTTTTTCCATCTGGTCAATTCTAAACTGAGCATTTTCAATTTCTATTTTCTTGATGGTTTTTTCTTCGCTACGTGATTGTCCACGCCTACGCATCATTCCCTTGAGTTGAATCTTCATTATTTGAAGATTATTTCGTCTAATTGCAGCAGTGAGTTCATCGTTTTCCTGTTTGAACTTACTAGATAGTTCAGCAGCTTCCTTTGTTGCCTGATTATAACCATGCATTGTATTGATAATATCTTGCATGGACCCATCATAGCTGTCGATACCACCTATCATTTTCCAAATATCAGAATCGAACCACTCAATAGCTGAAAATTCCGCACCATACTTAATTGCCATAGTTGAAAATTGAGAAAATCTATCGAAAAATGTTTCACTTGTTTTGGTTTCAATTTGCCAATCTAGTTTACCAGTAAATGTTTGACCACTCAATGCAGTATATGTATCTTCAACTTCATGTCTTAATTCTTTCATTGCATTTTGAAGTTCTACGATGTTTGTTTGATGTGCATTCATTGATTGAGAAAGGTCATCTAAACCTGCTGACATATAATCAAATGCAGGTTGTAATGCTTCCTGTGTTGTACCTATAGCTACCAGTTGAGCATCATATTTTTCAAGTTCTGCATTTACTTCATCCAATCTTGTTTTAACTGTCGCTAAAGATGCACCAGTATATGTAGATGGTGCAAAAGATACACCTTTTTCTTTTGCAAGTTCAGCAGTTTCAAGTTCCATTTTTTCAATCAACAATGGTATCATTGTTGTACCGATACCTCTTCTTTCAGATTCGAGTTCCATGTACTTATTTATCTGTTCCCAAGGAACAACCTTATCAATAATGTCTTTTGCTGACATTGTTTCATCGGTTGTTGTTAATTCTGACATCAGTGTACCTTTACCAGATAGTGCTTCTTGTGTTTTTAGCAATGATAAATATGCTGAGTTAAGTTCAAGTATCCTATCATCAAATTGCCTAACTGCTTTATTGGCATCTCCACCAGATAAAAGTGAACCCCACCATAACGATGTCTTTTTCCACCATATATCAACACCCGACCATGCAGCACCTATTCGTCTTTCAAGATGTTGCATAGATTGAGCAAGTATATCAACCTGCATTTGGGTAATAGCTGTCATCTTTGTCATAGCCATCTCTGTTTGACCTGCTGACCTCTCCATTAATCCCAAATCAGTAATTATTCCACCGATACCTTCATCACTGGTAACTGCCATAACAACACGAAGGGAACGCATATTACGAATCATCTCAGGTAAAATTGTACCACCATGTTCATCAACTGCACGATTCAATTCTTGCATGAATCCAGTTAATCCCTTAACACGCAGTGCTAATCCACTCATATCGACATCATACTTTCGTGCTGCATCCGCAGCTTGTTTTGTTGGTGAAACGATATTTTGAATTGTAAGTGCTAAACCACGACTTGCCATATCAACATGCAAACCCATACGAGTAACTGTTGCCAGTATTGCAGCTATCTCATCAAAAGCCACACCAGCAGCAGCAGCTATGGGTGTTACATATCCAATAGCAGATGCTAAGTCCTCAAAAACTAACTTACCACGCCTGATGGTTTGGAAAAAAACATCCGAAATATGTTGTGCTTGTGATACTGTCATACCGTAAGCGTTTAAAACCGATGTGAAAATATCAACGGAAGTTGAAACATCTGCTAA